GCATCTCCTTGGGAGGCATCTATATTTTCTCAGGAGAGAAAATATAGGCATCTACGTTTGTACACGTAGGCATTCATAGCATTTGCACGAAGCATCCACCCGGAGCAGCAAAGGTGGGCATATGAACTTGACTTAGGTTAAGTGCTGAGCACATCCCGGAGGACCCTTCATCAGCTCACGAAAGTGAGACTAAATCACCAGCTCGATAACGAGCTAGAGCTTGTTCGTCTAAAGTTTTAGACCAACGAATTCCAGTGGCAATCATGTCATCTGGATCATCAGCATAGACACTATAGTATCGTAACGTGGATTTATGTCGTGACAAACCAACTAAATTGTGTGAAGGACCAGCATCGGGCATTTTCCCGGAATACAATAAATTGGTCGGCTTACTCAATCGTACTAAAATCACGTGATTAAACGTTTTCCCTTGAGCTTCATGAGTAGTCATAACATTATCCGGATTGATACCTGGATGACGAAGCATAGCACACTTATCAGCTTGTGTGTGCATAATATATAACGTATCCTTTTCTGCTGGGATTTCCATGCTGGAACTAATGTCTATCAGCGATAATGAGGAGGAAGTTGGATTAAATGTTTTCACATTAGTTTCATAAAACTTCTCACTCAAAACAGCTGTGGCATCCCGTGGACATCGGTAAGTTATGGTTTTGGGCTTCAACTTTCCTCGGATGGACGGATGCTTCAACGAGAAAGTTGGGATACGCGAGACAAATGGAATCTGCTTAGTATCACCAAAAGCAATTATCTCCTTCACTTGTCCCAAGGTGGCGGCGGCATAAATGATCCCAGAATGAACTAAGAAACATTCATCGACCAATAAACGGTCGGCGGTGAACCATTTCTTTAACATCAAGTAAGAATCTAATGTTCTCACTCGGTACTTCAAAACATCTGGAATCGCTCCGCTCTCGCGGGCATCTCTCGCAGTTTCTCTGTTGGCAGATAACAACATATCAGACTCAATTTTGGCCTGCTTCAACAGAGACGTGGTTTTTCCACATCCAGCCACCCCGTCCTCAATGATCACGGAAGCTTTACAATCCATTACCAAGGCTTTATTCAAGCCTGGTAACAGTCGTGATCTGGCATCAAACACACATGTGGAATCGAACAATAACACATTGTATTTGGAAATTGACGCCCAGGTATCAGGTGTTAAATCCCCATCCTTCCAGGCTAGTCGAACAAAACCATCAACTGACATGCCTCTTTCATATTCAGTTCGGTTTTGCCGGTTGAACCATCTGCGGGATAATGGCTCCAACACACATCTTGAATCGTCAGCGCCCCACACGCTGGCATAGTTCGATTTCTGACGCCAAAAAAGGTAATCTCCCACACCTCTTAAATTGCGCGTCGCTACAACCTCCAATTCGTTGTAGTATGATATGGCTTCCTTGATAGCATCCGCATGAGGATTGATATGGGGCTTGGATGCATCAGAGCATTGAGGCTTGGTAATGATCTCATCGGTCTTCTTCTCAATCAAACTGCTTACTAACGGTTCAAGTTTGAGAGGCAATAAACCACTAGGACAAGTATCAGACTCTAAAACCTCAGCAATTTTTAACAAGGCATTCTCAACTTTGGTCTTCCTTGCTTCCTCTTGCGCAAGTCTGATTTTATGCGCCTGTCGTAATTCATCATACGAATCATAAAGTCCCTCCAACCAATAATCAACATTTAAGGTATGACTTAAGCAAAAATGGTCTGAGGTGACTTCAAAAACATCTTCCATCTTATAAAAGGAAGGTAATGACTGAATTACGGCGTCGTCCGTTGCCCAACAATCCCACCCTAAGGCGGTTTTTATCTCATCGACGATGGATTCAAGAATTGGGCATGTATATAACAAGACGGTATTATCATCGACCTTAGTTCTGGTCGGAAAGAGAAGCCCTCGAATCGCTGTTTTCACCATGCTTTTGGTGGCGATGGCTTCTCCTTTGACGTTGACAAAATCAACATCAGCATTTGGATCGACAATGGACACTCCTCGTTGCCTCACCATTTCCATCCCTGGTTTGATCATGCGATACCTACTACGCGCAAAAGCCACAAAAGTGACGGCTAACGGTACGTAGTAATCAATCATAACTGGAGACCCAGTTTGCATCGTAACACCATTAATAACACAGTGATTCGATGCTGATGAAATCATAGTAGCAACGCTCTGAACTAGGTTCTCCAAGGGTGTATCGGGCTTGTATTGCCGGAATGAAACTTCGGCAACACGTCTGACGAAATCTGTGTCCATAATCACATGTTTTATCTCCCAAGAATTTTTCAACTGCGGAATGGCCACTCTAACAAGAGTCTTTCGTCGCAATGAACTCAACCATGCACAAGAAACATCTCGCATGGGAATCAAATCCAATCTATGACTATTAGTGGATGCGAGTGTTATTTCAACGATAAACACTCCACTCAAGTCAGCTACGCGCTCAACTCTGTACGCGGCTTTCCCGGTAACAATGACTTGATTGCAAGTCATATACTGCATTAAAACATTAAAATTGTGAGTGTATGACAAACCAGGAGCATCGACAAAATGGAAAGAAATTTTCCTCTCCTTATCAATAGTTTCAACTTCCCATCTAACATTGAGACGAGGAATAAAACTTCGGTGGCGATTAACATCATTGGATCCATCCATAATTGAAGCGATCAATTTCTTAACTCCTCTACGAAAACAATGTTTGACCACTGTCGTGATGGGAATATCGGAAATTGAGTGAATTGCCATGGCCCAAGGCGCCTTGACATCACAATCTTCAAATTTATGGTCACAATAATTCAAATTTAACTCCCTATCGGGTTGTTTTTCAAGCGCACCGGCAATTGACATAAACCTGTCGGTATACCGCTCACCATCGTGGACATCCAAAATTGGACAACAGGAATGAACATTACTCCTACCCATTTTGGCATGAGTACTGAAATTACCTCCAATATCAATAATCGTCGTATTCTCGGTCTGAAATCTGGAGTAAATATAATCAGTCTCGCATACACGATGCGCAGCAGCGTATGCGTGTGAAGAGGAAGCAGAATTACGAAATTGTAATTCCCTACCTGGAAAATCTCTCCTTAAACTATTCTGATCTTCAGGAGTCAACGCGAACGAAACGTTTAAGGGCTTGGCCGGACTGAGATCCACCTGTCGGCGAACCACGTTAACGGCGGCATCGCTAATTAATCTACCAACATCGGTAGAGGCATTAGCGGCATTTCGTCTGACAACATCATTTAAGATATCATCTAAACGAAGCACATTTGAAGGCGAAGCAACAAATGAATCCATTGAGCAACTAACGGGTATATACTCAGAATAACTGATTAATCCGGGTCGTGAACGAAATAACGTTTCACAATAC